TTGTTATGTGCCGTTTTTTTTCAAATTATGACAGTAGATAGACAACACACGGAAATTTTTGACCAAGCACACCAAATGTGGGCAGAAGGTACAAGTATCGGAACTGGTGAAGGATTAGAACCAAAAGAGCAAGATATTCAACACCTATTGGGTGGTGAAGGTTGGGTTGCTGATGAAATTGATATTTGGTTTGATAACCTTCAAAAATTTTGGCGATGGTCTTGCAAGATAGCACGTCCGTAAAATGGCACATAACGTATCACGGCTATGAAGCGTTGCCGATTAAAACGCTATAACTTTTAAATTAAAAACAAAATGAGTAAAGAAAACAAAACTTCGGATAAGCAACAAAACGGCAATGATTTTATAGCCGATGTTGGCGGTAGTTATTCTCTGGTTTTAAATTTAGAAGATTTGCCAAATGAAGAATGGAAAGACATTCCTGGTTATGACGGTTATTATCAATGTTCAAATTATGGGCGAATAAAATCTTTAAAACGGGAGTACAAACGAGAAACAAAGCACGGTTTTGTAATTGGTTATACAAAAGAAATTATCAAAAAACCAACAAAAGTAAAAGTAAAAGGAAGTAATACAGAAGCTCTTTATATTTCTTTAAGCGTTGATGGAATAAGAAAAACAGACACGGTTTCTCAATGGGTTGGTATTACTTTTATTGGCGATAAGAAAAAAGGATTTCATTTTCAACATAAGAACAAAAATAGTTTAGATAACAGGTTAATCAATATTGAACAAGTAACAATAAAAATATCAAAATCGAATGACTTTGCACACAACAAAAGAGAGGCGCACAATTACAAGCATTTACCAAAACAAAAGTATAAAATTACAAGAGATGATGGTAAGGTATTTACATATTCAGATATAGTAAATGAATATGGAAGGGCTGCATACTTCAATATTTTAAAAGGATATAATGTTAGAAAACATAAATGGACTGTCAGTCTTTTATAATTACCGCCAACTACTTAACTACTTCACCAAATACAATCCTATAATGACCACAATAACAATAACTAAAGTAATTGAACTTCGATTTAAAATTATCGGACACGATGGTTATTATTTTGGCAATGACAAGAAGCTGTATAATGCAAAACGTGGCAAGGAAATAAAGAAAACACTTAACGGCAGAAGTATCGGGTATTGGATTGGAAGAAAGTTTTATTCAATAAATAAGCTAAAACCATTGCTCGCAAGACCTGATAATTTTAATCTTCCTTTTTAGTAACCAATAAAAATATTTTGAGAAAAATACTAATAATATTTTTTTTATTTCTACATTTGCAAGTACATAACGGGTATAATTTTAATAAAACTAAACTTATGATACAGCACAGCTATTCAGGTGAGCAAGCCCAAAACATAAAAATAATCATTGCCGAAATGGTTAAACAGGGAGTAACGAACGAATACGCCCAGGTAGGAATTTTATCAGTTATCGGAAAAGAAAGTGGATTTATTCCACAATGTGAAAAAAGTTATTCAGGGACTTCAAATGCGAGGTTAAGAGCTATCTTTGGCAGACGTTTAAGTAAATATACTGACGAGCAGTTAACCTACCTTAAACGTGATGATATTGCGTTTTTTGACGCTATCTATGGAATAGGAACCAAAGACTATTTCAAATGGCAAACAGGCAACACCGAAAAGGGCGACGGATGGAAATACCGGGGCCGGGGGTTTAATCAAATTACCTTTAAAAATTCGTATAAATTATACAGTAAAATTGCCGGAGTTGATTTAGTTGCCAATCCTGACCGCCTTAATGATGTCGAAATAGCTGCAAGGTTAGCGGTTTACTTCATGCTCGAACCGTTAAAAAAACGTAGTGTAAATATTGACGATATTGGGCCGGACGCTGTTCACTTATTCGTTAAAGCTAATGCAGGTAAAACAGGCGACATGACCGACACTGCGACTTACAAGGCTGCAAAACAAATTGAAAAAAACTTTGAAATAATATAACCATGAAAAAAATTGAAATAAGTAACGGCACCGTTGTAAATTGGCTGATAATTGCCATATTGATAATTGCCATCTTCGCAATCTACACCCTGTGCGGTTGCATGAGTGCAAAGAAAATAAACAAGTTCAAACATATATATTGCACGGATTCAGTCACCGTACAGATCAAAGATAATATCGTTAAAGTGCCTGTTTATTACTCGGATTCCTCATTTATGGATTTATTTTTGGAATGTGATTCTTGCGGGACTGTTTATTTTAATTCATGGCAGGAGGCCAACGGAAAATATATCGAGCTTAAAAAGAAGTTAGAAGGCAACAAATTGACCGTGGTTAGTTACGTACATATACACGACACAGTGCAAGTTATCACACACGACACCATCGTTAAGGAAAGGGTGAAGGTTAAAGAGGCAACTAACGAAGTAGGAATGTGGCAGCGGGCAAAGATATGGCTGTCTGGTGCGCTTATCGGCGCTGTATTCGCTGTCATCTTGTTTTTATTTTACAGGTTTAAAAATAAGATTATAGGCATTTTTAAAAAATAAATTCATATTTTCAAAAATAACAACTATCTTTACACCGTTGTTTTTCATAATTTAAGTTTTTTACCCCTGTGGCCATCTGGTCGCAGGGGTTTTTTATACCTGATTTTCAGCGTATTAAATTATTTAACTTTTTTTAACAAAATTTTACTTGCCATTTCATTTTTTTGTTGTATCTTTGTTGTATAAAACTTATAACAATGGAAACAGCAAACACAATCTTAAATCAACTTGGTGGCAATAAATTTATTGCAATGACAGGTTCAAAAAACTTTGCAGCATCGCAAAATTCATTATCAATGAAATTGAGCAAAAACATAAGCAATGCGACACACCTTACAATTACTTTAAATAGCATTGATCTTTACGATGTAAAATTTGTTTCGTGCAGAAATTCTCAATTAACCGTTATAAAAGAATATAACGGTATTTATGCTGATATGCTACAAAACATTTTCACAACAGTTACCGGATTAGATACACATTTATAAAAACTAAAAACCTTTCGGCGTATAGGTTAACCGTATTTTATTATGAAAGATTTTAAGAAAAAAACAAAAGAAGAAAGGTATAAAATCATGCACGATTACAGAGCAAAACTGATGCGATACCCTAATATGTACAAACCACACTCGGCAACCGTAGCAACGGCAGATTATTTCGGAATATCTATTATGACCGTTAACAGGGCTGTAAAATATATAAGAAGCGGAGGTGCAAAATGAGCTATCCGGGTAATTACGTTGCCGATGACAGCTTTGCCGATGATCCCAGTTGTCCAGGCTGGAAAGAAAAAGATTATTACGAAACTGAAGACGAAACCTGCTTCCTTTGCGGCACATTAATAAGCCTTTGCGGTGGTGATGAAGTGCTTGATGAGGTTGTATGTGCTGACTGCTATGCAAACAATGAGATTGAAGAAATTGAAAAAATGATTAAAAAACTAAAAAGATAAAACAATGGATGAAAAAACACACAAAATTCTTGACGCTATCGATGCAGAGATAGCAAAAATAGAAATCGAAAAAAGAAGTGCAAAAGACAGCACCGACCTCGGATTAATGATTGGGCGGCAGGGAGGTCTTATCGAAGCAAAACATATCATATTGAAGACAATTTAAAAACTAAAAACAATGAAAAACTTATTTAAAAAAATCGCTGCATTTCAGCAAGAAGTTCCTGTTATTCATAAAGGAACTCAAGGTTATGGATATTCTTATGCTGACCTGCCGACCATCTTTGAAAAAATTAACCCATTATTGAAAAAAAACGGACTTGGTTTTACTCAATTACTTTCAGGAACTGCAATAAAAACAATCATATTTGATGTTGAAAGCGGTGAAAGTATTGAAAGTATTGCAGACATCCCGCAGGGAGTAAATTTAAAAGGTATGAACGACTTTCAGGTACTTGGCAGTGCTATTACTTACATTCGTAGATATGCACTTTCAGCGGCCCTTGGATTAGTTACCGATATTGATAATGATGCAACAGGCGAACAGATTAAGCCGGAACAAAAAGAACAGCCAAAAAAAGAATATCCAGAAGACAACCGCCCGTGGCTTACAGAAAAACTTTTAAGAGTTGTATTAGATCGTATTGCAACCGGTGATGATGAAGTGGCGAAAAAGACTTTTGAGGCCTATAAAATGAAAAAAGAATATAAAGAACAGATTAACGAACAAGTTAAAAAATGGGGGGCAAAATAATGGAAACACAAACAGCACTATCGACTTTATCAATTCTGCCAAACACAAAAGAACAAAGAGAATCATTTGTTATAATGGCAGTAAATGAAATCTGTAACGGTGAACAAAACCCGTTATTAATAGATTTAACACTAAAATCAGCTATTGACACCCTTGATGAAATAAGGAAAAATAACCGTGTAAAATCATTGGTTATGTCCGAAGCTGATAAATATTCTGAAAAAACATTTTCAGTTGGAAATTTCAGGATAACGAAAACTTCAAAATCTACAAATGACTTTTCAGGATGTGATCCACACCTCGACAGTCTTTATGCTCAAATGGAGGCTTTAAAACTGCAAATTAAAGCCAGGGAATCCCTTGTTAAAACCGGTGTTGATTCTGCAACAGGCGAAGTTTTTAAGCCTGTAAAATCTACAACAACGGAATATTTAAAAATTGAACTTATAAAATAAACCTTAAAAACAAAACAATCATTAACCAGTACCCGGTGCAATGCCGGGTACTTAAAACAAAACCTATGAAAGACACCGAATTAAATAAAATTGTAGAAATGGTTTATGCGGGTGGCGGTTGGCTACCCGCTAACGACCTTGCCAAAGAGATTTCAGAACTTTCAGGCAGGGGGCAGGTGCATAGTTTTATTGAATGCACAGCAAGGGATTTAAAATTTCATAAATGCTATATGTCCTTAATCGGTTTTATTTACGATTATTTGCCTGAAAAATTCAAAAAGAAGGTGAAAAAACAATACTTTTATCAATGGTTAAAACACTTGCAAGGCAAATACAAGATTCTTTACAGCTTTAACGATGGTACAAAATTCATTGAATACGAAAGTATTTCCTTTGGAAGAATGTCGCAATTAAGATTTAAAGAATACGTAAAAGAGCAACTTCCATTCATTTATACAAATGTTATCGGGCAGTTTTTTGATGGGCAGATTTACGATAATATCATTGAAACAATTGAAGAAGAATATCAAAGGTTTATGAGCAAACTTGATTTTTAACTTTTTTTAACTTTTTCGCATAAAAACAATTTATAATTTAGCACCCTAATTAAAAACACTAAAAATGAAAACAATCCCAGACACATTCGAAGGAAAAGGCGAGGTAAAAGGCGTTACATTCACGAAGGTAAAAGAAAACAACAATGCGTTTATTTATTCACGTTCAGACGGTTATTTCGAGGTTTTTAAAAAAGTAGAAAACATTAGATTTGATTGCATTAGTTATCCGAAATCTGCGAGTTTTGGAAATTGGGCATTTTGCTGCTCAAATTTAAAAGACGCTGAAAAAAAGTTCACAGAACTATCACGTCCGAAAACACCTCAAATTTAATCAATATACTGCGATATTTTAAGCGATAAACTATTTTTAGTATGATACACTATAAAGATGCTTTTTTGATTGTTTTGGCGTTTATTTTAGGAATGCTGATAATTTACCTCGGCACAATTAAAACTCCGAAATGGTTTATAAAAATCTGCGGTGAGATGTACGTGGCTTATTTAATCGTTAAACGCAATTTAAGACCGTTTTTAGAGTACATTGTTGTAGTTTTGCAGTATTATACATATTGCATAAAAAGTGGCTTAAATCGCCTTAAAATGCGTAAAACGAAAAAACGTGCTGAAAGGCAAATAAAGTCAGGAGATATTTATTCTAAAAAACAAGTATAATGGAAACAGCAAAGGAAATTTTAACCGACCATGGCTTTTTTAAAGAAGCCATACAGCACATTGTAAATAAAAACAATATTGTAACCTGGGAGTGGAAACCCATAAACGGATAACGTTTTGCGGCTATATTTAGTGGCGTATTCGGAGAACAAAACTTGATTAATAAATAAATGATAATATGGAACAGAAAACATTGATAACAACAGAAAGTAAGCCATTGAATATAGCCGATGTTATAGGCAGTGGCAACTACTCAATAGCTACAATAAGACGAAAATCTGATAACAAACTTTTTGGTTGTTATTTCAGAAATGGAAGCGTTAAGATAATCAATGAAGGTGATATTCTTGGCTACAAACATTGGTTTATTGAAAAACAAACAGGTGATGAAGAATTATGCTTATACGGAGTAGACCAAAAAGTTTATGATATAATTGAGGTGGTGGAGGATTAGCCATTGCCTATAACGGAACACAGGTATGTTTTAGTTTTTTAACCGATTTAAAATAAACGATATGTTAAACGAAATTATTAAAATGATTGAACTTTCAAAAAATACGAAAGGACAAGATTGGAGACACAATATTAAGCAGATAAAGATTAAGATAAATGAGTATGCCAAAGAATACCACGAAAGCAATGTTAAAAAATTAAACATACCTGATGTTATGGCTATGTTGCCGACTGCAATGATTAACAGAGTTGAAGTGATTGATGAAAATGGCAGAAGTTATGTTAATTGGAAACCAACAAACAGAACCGAATTACAGGTACAAGATAATGGCAGAACGCTAAAAGTATTTGTATCACAAGGCAATTAGCCATAACTATTATATTGCTACACTTTTTACATTACAAAAATAATATAAAACTATGGAAATAATAAAAATAACAATAATCCCGAAAGACCACCACATTAACGGACGTTTTGAGCTCGAAGAAATCCGTTTGAAACTTGAAAATATGTTTAACGGAGAAATCTATTTTGAAACATCCGGTGAAACAGTAGCCGACTGCATCATCGAAAAAGAAATGAAAAACATAAAAAAATGAAAAACGAACTAACAAATTTATTTAAAGGTTGCGGCTGCCATCCAGAACTTGCAGAAATTAAAGCCAACGAAGCACTCGACATTGTAATCAGGTGGCTAACGCAAAGAGACGTTGACCGTGCGACCGTTAACCGTAACCATATATGCGATGTGCTGCCGGAATTGCACCTGCTAAAACTTATTGATATTGTTCACGAACAAGAAAAATTTTAACGTACTCGCAGTTATCAATGAACATCGGATTAGTAGATATTGACGGACATAATTTTCCAAACCTTGCTTTAATGAAAATTTCGGCATATCATAAAAGTATTGGCGATAATGTAAGCTGGGTAGATATTGGAAACTACGACCGTACATATATGAGTAAGGTATTTACATTTTCTCCTGATTATTCAAAAGGATTTGCCAATTATGGAGAGATTATAAAAGGCGGAACTGGTTTTAAAATGACAAATACCTTACCATCAGAGATTGACAAAATTTGCCCTGATTATTCAATTTATCCAAAATTTACTGCTGCTTATGGATTTTTAACAAGGGGTTGCCCGAACAAATGTAGTTGGTGCGTATAGTTTGTTTTGAAACAATACAGTAATAATTTTAAAATATTTAGGGAGGCATATTTATGAAAACAATTAAAAGAAACAACGGAAACGACATTAAAATTTATGCAACTACTTTAGAAGATGCTGCATTTGAACAGATTAAAGAGCTTGGAGAATTTGAACCATACCGAGATTCTAAAATTAGAATTATGCCTGACTGCCATGCTGGGGCTGGCTGTACCATTGGAACTACAATGGGAATCAAAGACAAGATTACACCCAATTTAGTTGGTGTTGATATTGGATGTGGGATGCTTACAGTTAAGCTAAAGGAAACCGAAATTGATTTGCAGAAGTTAGATGATGTGATTAATAAGTTTGTTCCAAATGGGTTTAATATTCATTCAGAACCAAAAGCAGAATTTGAATTTGATAAATTGATTGCGAAGAACTTAAAGATTGAACGTGCAAAACTTTCAATTGGCTCTTTAGGTGGTGGAAACCACTTTATTGAGGTTGGTAAAAACTCAAAATGTGAATTGTTTTTAGTTATTCACTCAGGTTCTCGAAATATTGGCGGACAAGTTGCAAAATATTACCAAGATATTGCAATTGAAAACTTAACCGATAATTCAAAAGAGCGTGATGAATTAATTGGGCGTTTGAAAAAAGAAGGTAAGCAAAACAAAATTGGCGAAGAATTGAAAAAATTAAAAAAGCCAATTATAAACAAAGATTTGGCTTACTTGACTGGCAATGATTTTGATAATTATATGCACGATATGGAATTGATGCAGAAATTCGCTGTGTTAAACCGTAGAACTATGGCAAATATTATTCTCGAAAAAACTGGATTAACAGAGGTTGAAGCTTTTGAAACGATACACAACTATATTGATTTTAAGCGTATGATTTTGAGAAAAGGTGCTGTTTCTGCTGAAAGCGGAGAAACATTACTTATTCCAATTAATATGCGTGATGGCTCTATTATTGCAAAAGGAAAAGGTAATGAAGATTGGAATTATTCAGCGCCACACGGAGCAGGCCGTTTAATGGGACGAAATGAAGCATATAAGAAATTGAACTTTGATGAGTTTAAAGAGCAGATGAAAGATGTTTATTCGACTTCCGTATTAAATGAAACTTTGGACGAAGCCCCAAACGCCTATAAGTCAATGGCTGAAATTATTGAAGCAATTGGAGAAACTGTTGAAATTATTGATATTATTAAACCAATATATAATTTCAAGGCGCATTAACATAATGGCTGCGATAGCAGACAAACAGGGCGGGAAAATATTTTAAAATTATGGTAGTTACACAAAGCACATTCCTACGAAGCAATAATAGCATTGGTTATATTTGCTGTTGTAGCATCGTTTTAATGTGCTACAAACCATATATGCGATGTGCTGCCGGAATTGCACCTGTTAAAACTTATTGATATTATTCACGAACAAGAAAAATTTTAAAACTATGAAACTATTGACAAATGACAAATTAATTACATTAGGCCGTTCGCTTTTCAAGGTAGAGGAGCGCAAAGTGAACAGTTGTTCCGGCTGCGATGGTGGCGACCACTGCAAGGAGGTGTACTCACGTTTTCACGAGGGAACTAAAATGGGTTGCCACAAGGTTATTTTTAAATTAATCGAAAAAAAATAAAAAAAACTTGCACAGGTAAAAAACATTTTGTATATTTGCAAATCAAAACTACCGCTAAATGAAATCAGAAACTAATTTAAATTATTAATATTCGTCTTGCTTGGGTGATGATGAGGTTTAACTTCTTAGCGGTGGTTCCTCACTCACCCTCGCAGACGATAAAAAACTACCGCTATGGCTAAAAGATTTATTTCAACAGACCTTTTCGATGATGAATGGTTTTGCGATCTTTCAAAAGATGCAAAATTATTTTTCATTTATTACATTACAAAATGCGATCATGCTGGAGTGCTTCGGCTAAACAAAAGATTATTTGAATTTCAAACAGGAGTTAAGAATTTCGATACTCTTATTAAAAAGTTTGATAACTGTATAGTAAGAGTTAAGGAACAGTTGTTTTTTATGCCTAAATTTATTAAATTTCAATATCCTGATTTTCCTAAAAGTAATGTAAGGCAACAGTATAGCGCCATAAAAATACTGAAAGAATTAAATTTATGGGATAATGAAAATAATACTTATTTAACTGTTGCTAAAGAGTTACCTAACTCTAATGGTAATGACAATGTACATGAAATTGTTTCTGTTATTGACTACGAAGAACTAAGATTGTTATATAATAATAACAGAGATAAACTTTCTGAATGTATAGCGTTAAACGACCAGCGAAAAGGATTAATAAATGAGCGTGTAAAAGAACATGGTATTGAAAAAGTTAAAGAAGTAATTTTATCGGCATGTAAATCAGATTTTCTAAATGGTAAAAATGATAAAAATTGGAAAGCAGATTTTGAATGGATTGTAAGACCTACAAATTTTTTGAAAATACTTGAGGGTAGGTTTATAAATTCAGTGGAAACTACACAGCAGAAGACAAACCAACAATTTTTTCCACGATGAAAATATTAAGCCTAAACACCCAAAAAATATACGACATTGAAATTTCAAAGCAGGGCGAAAATCAAATGCCGTGTCCTGATTGCTCACAGGATCGCAAAAAAACAAAGGCGAAGCCGTTTAGCTTTAATTTTGAAAATAAAGTAGGTTATTGTAATCATTGCCTTTCAAGGTTTGTTGAATATAATACCAAATTCACAAAAAAGGAATACAAACTACCGGAGCCAAAAAATGAAACAAAATTAACTGATGGTGCTTTAAAGTTTTTTGAGGGCAGGGGAATTTTTCAGGAAACAATCAAAAAGATGGGTATTTATTCAGATACTCAATTTATGCCACAGTTGGAAAAAGAAACAGGAGTTATTTGTTTTCCGTACTATCTCGACAAAACTCTTATAAACATAAAACACCGCTCAAAGGAAAAATATTTCAAACTTGAAAAAAATGCTGAATTAATATTTTACAACATCAACGCCTTAAAAAACAATGATTCAGTAATTATAACAGAGGGTGAAATGGATTGCCTTTCCTACATTCAGGCAGGACTTGAAAACTGTATTTCTGTTCCAAATGGTGCAAGTGGTACGGCTATGGAATATTTAGATAACTACATTGACCTGTTCGATAATAAAACAATTTATTTGTCAGTAGATAACGATTTAAAGGGTTATGTACTACGCAATGAACTGTTAAGGCGTTTCGGTCAGGAACGGTGCAAAATCATTGAATTAGAGGACTGTAAAGATGCGAACGAATATATCCAAAAATACGGTGTTAATGAACTTCGGGAACGATTTAATGGCGCAAAAGAACTCCCTGTAAGTGGTATAATTGATGTGGCGGATAATTACGATGACTGTTATAATTTATTCATTAACGGACTGCAAAAGGGCAAAACTATCGGAATATCAGATGTAGACGATATTATTACTTGGGAACTTGGGAGGGTTGCAGTAGTTACAGGGATACCCGGACACGGAAAATCAGAATTTGTTGATTATGTAGCGATAAAACTATGCCTTTTATACGGCTGGAAAATTGGGTATTTTTCTCCAGAAAATTATCCTTTTAAATACCATTTCAGTAAGTTATCAAAGAAATTAATAGGTAAATCTTTTGATGCAAATTATATGAGCAACGCTGATTTTGAAGAATCATATAATTACATAAAAGATAATATTTCGTTTATCTATCCTGAAGACGATATGAGTTTTGAAAACATACTTTCAAAGGCGACTTACTTGGTAAAACGGCACGGTATAAAACAATTCATAATTGATCCTTATAATAAAATAGAACACAAAAGAGATAAGTCAGAAAGTGAAACAGAATACATAAGCCGGTTTTTAGATAGCTGTGTTACTTTTGCAAAGAAATATCAGGTTTTGGTTTGGATAGTGGCACACCCTCGGAAAATGAACAGGAAAAAAGATGAATCGGCATTTGAAATTCCTAATCTTTACGATATAAACGGATCATCAAATTTTTATAACAAGTGCGATTATGGACTTATCGTTTACCGAAATTATCAAGATGGTAATGTTCAGGTGCAAATACCAAAAGTAAAGTTTAATCATTTGGGATCTGGTGGTACCGCCGTATTAAAATATAACGATTTGAACGGTAGGTATGAATCGAATTTTTACAACAAAGAGGAATTTGATTATAAGAATTGGTTAAATCAAGAGCAGAAAATGGTCATAAATCCGAACACTAATTTTTACGAACCTGAAAACTCCGAAATACCATTTTAACATTTTTTAACTTTAAAAATCAAAATAAAGAGTATAAATTTGCAGAGAGATAACGGTCGCAGGTATATTACAAACTTATCAAAATAGTAGAAAATATGAAAGAAAAATTGAATACCGCAGAAACACAGGCATTAAATATACCTGTTAGTTGCAGTGTTGTTCATTGCAAAAAAGCACCTTATGATGTGTATATCGGAAGACCGAGTAAGTGGGGTAATCCATTCACACATAAGCAAGATGGTAAAACACTTGCAAAACATATTGTAGGTAGTAGAGATGAAGTGGTAGAAGCGTATCGTGAATGGATTACCAATGGAGAAGGTAAGCACTTGATGAATGATTTGTATGAACTTAAAGGAAAAGTGCTTGGTTGTTGGTGTAAACCGCTTTCATGCCATGGTGATATTCTTGCAGAGTTGGTGGCTAAACATTGCAACTAACGTGCCGATGGTATGTTTAGAATTTTAACCGATTAAATAAAGAAAAATGACAGCAGAAGAAGTTTTGAAAAGCAAACTAACAATTGAATCTATAATGCTAAATAATAGCGACTACACCTTTAATAAGGTAATTGAAGCAATGGAATTATACGCCGAAATATATCACCAACGCAAGGTTAAAATTTTAAATATACCATGTGTTACCAATAGTGAAAAAGGCAAATTAATAGCCATTGATAACGAACTTTATTTAGTTGCAGAAAACGACCTAAATGCACTAATGCAAGCAATTGGCTCTGCTTGTGGTGTAAATTGCCCCGAAACTGTTCAAGATGTTAGAAAAGAGTGTTTAAACATTAAAAGTAAATATGAGCCAATTGCGTGTGAATTTCACGACACCCCAGCCGACCAATTTAAAGGAACGGAACTTGAAAAAAAAGATGGCGAATTGCCTTTTTAATTATTGGCTAACGGTTGGGTGTATGAGCAGTAGCGGATTAAAAACGATGAACCTTCAAAATATGACAAAAGATAATAAAGAGCAGAAACTTTCGGATAGCACTGACCCCGCTATTGCTTATACACCGTGTTATAAGCCGTTTTTTGAGCGTGGGGATTTCTACAATGAAGATTGTAATGATACGATTGCAAAACTGAACGATAATAGTGTGGATTTAGTGTTTACTTCACCACCCTATTACAATGCAAGAGAATACAGCCAATACAAAGACGTTGCTGATTATATGGCACAAATGGAGCAAGTTTTTTTAGGAATTGAACGAATACTAAAACCAAGCCGAATGTGTGTAATAAACATTAGCCCTGTACTTGTAGAGCGTAAAAAGCGGAGTGAACAAAGTTACAGAATACCACTACCATTTTATTTTGTACCAATGATGGAAAAAATTGGCTTTGAGTTTTTGGAAGACATTATTTGGAAGAAACCTGATGGAGCAGCATCAAACAGAAACGGTGGATTTTACAGACATAGGAAACCTGTTGCATACAAACCCAATATAGTGACCGAATATGTACTTGTATTTAAGAAGAAAGCCAATTTTTTAATAGATAAAGTTTTACAAAATAATAGCTTGGTTGGTGATGGATATGAAAGGACTAATGTTTGGGAAATACAACCCGAAACCAAGAGTTGGCACTCCGCACCATTTCCTAAAAAACTTGCGGAAAATGTAATTAGATACTATTCTTATGAAAACGAAACTGTATTCGATTGCTTTGCTGGGAGTGGAACTACTGGAAAAATTTGTGAAGCACTAAATCGTAAATGGATTATGAGTGAATTAAACACTAAAATTTTCAACGAAGCTGTGGAGCGTTGGCAAAATGGCTTATAACTATTGTATTGCCGTGTAAAAAACGTTACAAAAACAACATATGAAACTAAAAACAAAGCAAATACGATTATCAGAATCAGAATTGCATTATTGCGAGGTTTTGAAAAATGTTTACAAAATTAATCCATCACAATTTATCCGCCTCGCATTTCGGGAAAAGTTAAAAAGAGATATTCCAAAGATCAGGGAAAACAATAAAGTAAAATTGCCATTTTGAAAAAACAGCAATACCATAGGGAACAGAAGTTTACAGTCAACGGAAAAGCCATTGAGATTCTGAACTTCATCTGCGATAACAAAGGAAATACGGTCCAGGTTGAGATACTTTCCAACGGTAATTTTTTTACGGTAAGTATTGAAGAATTTGAAAAGGCGGTAAATGAAACACCTGTAAAAAAAGGTAAATTGATAATTTCCGAGTGCAAAAATGGCTATCAGGTAAGGAACTCCGCCGGTAAAATGTTCGCACTTGAATACAACGGCAAAGGGTACAGTGTCAAACAGATCAAGGAACAGCCGATGGTCGGGGCATTAGTTCACGGAATACCAGATAAAATAAAAAGTATTATTTTCAAATTACAGAAAAATGTGTGAAACAAAGGCGAAATACATAAGAAAAAACAGCATAGGCAAGACTTTTATTCCTGTGAAAAAATCGAAGTACCATAACGTGAAGACTGTTATTGACGGCATCACGTTTGATAGCAAAAAAGAAGCGGGATGGTATAATACACTTAAACTTCTTAAAAATGCGGGAGAAATCACGAAAATCGAAATACAGCCCGAATTTCCGTACAATATCTATTGCACCGTTCCGGGGGTTAACGATGGGAGCCGTGTATTCGCCAAGCAATACAAATACATTGCCGACTTCAGGGTAACGTATAAAGATGGGAGAGTTGAGATAATAGACGTGAAAGGCGTGAAAACCAGCATTTACAGGCAAAAAAAGAAAATAGTTGAAGCGATTTACAACGTAAAAATAATTGAAAAATGAAGCCGTACATACAAGTATATTACCGTTATTACGGTATGGTGCCCGGTGATTTTATCTCCTGTGAGTGCTGCGGATCGGCTGCCACAGAAATTCATCATATCATTTACAGGTCGCATTTCGGCAAAAAACAGCGTGAGCAGCGGGATAATATTGGCAACCTTATGGCACTATGCAGAGAATGCCATAACAAAGCACACGAAGAAGTTTATAGTCGGGAATACCTGCAAAAAATACATAACGAAAACTTATAAAAAACCTTGTTTATTTAAAAATAATTACTAAATTTGTAAAATTATGGCAGAATACGACAACACCAATAGAGGCATCATCTTCAAAAATGAAAAGAAAGCCAACGAAAAAGCACCTGAATACACCGGAAAAGGAAACTTCAAAGGAACTGATTTTGAAATGTCTTTGTGGGTAAAAAAAGATAAAAACGGCAAAAGTTATTTTTCTGTGAGTTTCAAAGAGCCGTACAAAAAAGAACAGCCAAAAGATGATTTTCCGGCCCAGAGTGATACTGGTGGGTTGCCTTATTAAAAAATAAAACCGTGCCAAAGTGTAAAAGTGTGAGATATATCACATTTATAAAATAATTATATTGAAAATCAGGCACATATAAAAATTAACATTTTTTAACACTTTTTTTCTTGCTTTTTGAAAAAAATGATATATCTTTGTATCATTATTAATCAATAAAAAACTTGCAAAATGAAAACAAAAGATTTAAAAAAACAAGTAATTAAAAAACTGATCAAGGGCGGCAACAACCCAGAAGACGTTAAAAAAATGGTTGATCTGCATTTTGAACAGGCCTCAAGACTTTACCCGACATTAACAACAATTTGCGAATGTATAAGAACAATTTATTAAAAAACTTGCACCATGAAAAACTTAACAACGATCACCGGTAAAAAAATTAGCATATCAGCTAACAAATCAGCCAGAACATTCACAATAAGAACAGATTGTGGAAAATACAGAACTAACAAATTAAGTAAAGAAGAGTTCAACTCATGTCTTAATAACACAGGGAATGACTGGAATGACTTTTTAAAATCAGATGATTACTACAAGGTAAAATAAAGACCCTGATCCTGTTTCATGCAAGTTCAGGACGGGATGCCGCCGGATAGGTCGAAAGACCCCGGCGGTTTTTTAAAAAAAAATTTGCATAACATAAAAAAATAAATTATATTTGCAAAATGGAAAATAAACAAGAAAATGCCGGAGCCGGATTTGTTCAGTTGATTCTGCTCATAATTTCGGTGGTGGCAATAATTTACGGACTGACGATATTATTTTAAAATGCGTAAAGAACGACTAAAAACGTCTAAAACTTACTGATAATGCCAAAAACAAGTGGTAGTTTCAAAAAGGGTACAAAAGTACACAGGCCAAAAGGTGTTCCAAACAAGGTCACAAGGGATATAAAACAGGCTTATCAAACTCTTATTGAGAATAACCTTGATAATCTTACAAGGTGGCTAAATCAAATTGCAAAAGATAATCCTGAAAAGGCTATCGGTATAATGATGGGTTTGTCCGAATACGTTATACCAAAATTGGGCCGTATTGATGCCGATATTACCACAAAAGGCAAAGAGTTAAACCAATCCCAATACGACCTATCAAAACTATCTGTAAAGGCTTTAAAAGAGCTTCAAAATGCAAAAACAGATTGAAAAGTTTAACCCCGACATTATAACCCGTTACATTTGCCAGAAATCATTTTGGGAGTTTGAAAAGTATTTAAATCCTGACTTTTTCAAAGAAGACAGGAGGTACTTAAAAACCATTGCAGATACCTTACAAGCATTATACGAGGGCAAGCTGTTAAAAGAAAACGGACTGCCTTATAAAAAGTTAATGCTTAATATGCCTCCCCGAAAGGGAAAAACTTTTACTTTGGCCAACTTTTGCCCTTGGTTACTTGGGGTTAATCCTGCTGAAAAGATTTTAGCTACATCTTACAATGAAACCCTTAGTATAAGATACTCAAAATTAGTAAGAGACACCATAGAACAAACCAGATTAGACGGTAACAAAGGCGTTTATTCAGATATATTTCCAGACAACAAAATAAAGTTTGGTGATGCTGCTGCTCAAATATGGTCATTAGAGGGGCAATTTTTTAGTTATTTGGGGTCATCTTTTAAAGGAACTCTAACTGGTTTTGGTGGTTCCATAGGAATTATTGATGACCCTATTAAGAATAGAGATGAAGCATATAACGAACGAGTTAAAGAAGAGCAGTATCTTTGGTATAAGGACACGTTTTTAAGCCGTTTAGAAGAGGGTTCTATTCAAATAGTTAATATGACACGATGGGCAACAAATGACCTTTGTGGTAGGATATTAGAAGACCAGCCTGGCGAATGGTATCAGCTCACTTTTGAAGAAATGGATAAAAATGGAAACATGCTGTGTGAAGAGTTGATGAGCCGTGAAACATACGAAGATAAACGCAAAAATACATCAAAAGAAATTTTCTTTGCCAATTACCATCAACAGCCAATGGATATTGAAGGTCGGTTGTATAAGACATTGAAAACATACAAAGAACTTCCATTTGGAACGGTTAAGAACTACACAGATACGGCAGATGAAGGTAATTGTTACCTTTGTTCAATATGCTACATAGAACACAATAAAGAGGCTTATATAGTTGATGTGCTTTACACAGGTGAAGGTATGGAGATAACCGAAGGTAAAACAGCCGAAATGCTATTGAAGACAGGTACTAATTTAGCAATGATAGAATCTAATAACGGGGGTAAGGGATTTGCAAGGGCTGTAAAAAGAGAATTGCAAGACCGTGGCGATAATAGAACAGTCATTAAATGGTTTTCACAGACAAAGAATAAAGACGCACGAATTTTAAGTAATTCCGCATGGGTGCAGGAACATATCTATTTCCCCCATGACTGGAATATACGCTGGCCTGAATTTTACAAAGACGTTTCTGGTTATACAAAAGACGGCAAAGGACAAAAACAAGACGCACCCGATGTTTTAACGGGTATTGCTGAACAATTTGGAGCGTACAGATTGAACTTTATTTGACCGCCGTTTTTTGTTTTATGCTTATTTTCGGATATAAAGCTTGTAAAATATAGTTAAATTAACAAATGTTTTTTATAACAGGATTTTACAAATAAAAATAAATTTGCATTTTTATCAAAAAAAATAGTATATTTGTGAACTTATGAAATATTATCAAATATCGGAGGATGACCTGCAAGTTATTTTATACTTCGCTTTGATACTTGATTATTTCGCACACCCCGAAAACCTTAATTAATGGCAGAAAATATCGTAACACAAGAAGCGGCAATCCAATTACTTTATGAAATAATAGCAACCGGGAAAAGGCACGCACTATATGACAGGTGCTGTGAACTTTCACAGGAATACAAAGCCTATTCATTAGGCGATGGCATAGATGAGAAGTTACACCGATTTACAGCAACGGAAACAGAGGAAGCATTTGAACTTCGCAAAGAAATAACCGTAAACATTTGTAAGGCTATTGTTAATGGTTCAATGTCTGTATTTAATAGGGTGCCACGTACCGAAGCGGTAAAGGTTGAATGGGTTGCTAAAGATCCGGTTGAATTTCAAAAGGTACTTGATTATTTCGGGCGTTATGGTTACGATCAGTATTTAGCAAACAGGTTGCCGAAACTTTGTGAAATTGATCCTAATTCGTTCATAGTTTATGAGTTTAACGGAACAGACGGTAAGAAGTTAGCACAGCCATATCCATATGAAGTTTATTCAGAAAACGCAATAGACTATGAATATAAAAATGCTGATTTACTTTATTTAGTAGATTGGCAGTGTGTTGAAGTACCGGAGGAATTTAAAGAGCAAACCGATAAAGAGATACTTAATAAATATACCATTTACACCGCAGAAGGTGCTTGTACCTACATTGAACAGGCAATCAATAAAGAGGGTATTACAAATGTGTTCGATAATGAAAGCCTTGTAAACATAGGCGAAAACACGTATCAGTTACTTATTCCGCAGCCTTATAATTTAGAACAAACACCGGCGACACAGGTGGGGTACCTGACAGATGACGAAAATAACGGTAAATGCTTTGTAAATCAATACCATTATGGAATACCATTTCTTGAAAAGATTTTAAAGACAAATTCGGAGTTGGATATTACGATGGCAAGGCACGCACATATGCAAAAGATTCAGTATGTGAGAAAATGCACCGCTGATGGGTGTTCTATTGATACCGATGGGATTTATAAAGTAGATGGGCATTGTTGCTCAACTTGCGATGGTACTGGTATAATTGATGTAACACGTGGCGGTTTAGAATTTATTTATTTACCTTTGCCAGACAGCCCACAGGATATTGTTTCACTTGATAACATTGTAAAATACATTCAGATTCCTGTTGAGATTGCCAATTTACAAAGGGATTACATCAAAGAAATGACCGACTATTTCCGCAAAGCTATTTTCAACACCGATATTTTCACACGTTCAGAGATAGCTGATACGGCAACGGCAAAGATTTTGGAAACTGAAAACCTTTACGACACTTTATACCTTTATGCCGTGAATTATGCGATGGTTAAAGAGGAAGGTTTAATGATTATTGCAAATATAATCGACCGTGAAATTACTGTTATCACAAGGGTTGGAAAAGACTTTAAACTGCTCAATAAAACTGAATTACTTACTATGCTACAAACAGCACAGGCGGCTGGAGCAAACGATGAAGTGATTGGATTAATTAATAAAGAACTTGTCAGGGCAATGGGTGGCGATGAGATACTTTACGACCTGCAAAGACGGTTAATACCATTTTCAGGCAAGACCAAAGAAATGGTTATGCTTACTTTGTCGCAGTTAAAGACAAATGACCGTATGAGGTTAAAATATATGCTTGGTAACGATATTCTAAAAGAGTTGGCAGACAATGATCCTAAGTTTTTAGAACTGAATTTCAAAAAGCAAAAAGAATTGTTTGAGGCTGAAATTGACAAGTTTGTTGAAGCCTACAAACCAACGCCGACACAGCCATATTTAGTTGATACGGAAAACGCTGAATAATGCCAAAAGATTTAACAGTTGAAGAACTCCGCAAGCAATATCAAAAGAAAATTGATTTTGTAGATCATTCTTTGACGTTATTCGATACCGATATAGAGCGACTACAAAAAGAGTTGCTGAATTTCTTAATTACAGGCGTTATAGCAGAACTTCAAACAGAGAACGGTATAATACTCCAATCAGCAAAAAACATTCAGATTTTAGACAATTTCGGCAAGGAAATGGAGTTATTCAAAAAGAACTTTGCCGATAGTGTTTTTAAGCGGTTGGGCGAAAATATGATAAAAACAACTGGGTACACTTCGGATTACTTCAGGTTAATGTCAAGCAAGCAGACAATATCGAATATTGAAGACAAGATACAGAATATTGTAAGGATTGCCGGTGTTAATACTGATGGCACGTTGGTAAAAGAGGGGTTTCTGAATAAATTGGCCGTTAGTGAGGAAATGAAATCAGAATTATCAAACCTGATGCGCAAGGGTATAGAACAGCAAACAGATTATAAAACCTTTGTAAACGGAATGAAAGATGCGGTTACAGGAAAGGATGGCGTAAATGGAGCGTATGAGCGTTATGTTAAGGGCTTTGCTCACGATGCTTTTTTTGCACAGGCCCAGCAACAGGATAACTTTTTTGCCGATCAGTTAGGACTTAACTATTTTGTTTATGGAGGCACAAAGATAAAGACCTCAAGACCGTTTTGTGTTGGCGGACATGATAAGGGAGTGGATAAAGATTTTGAAAGCAAACTATCAAAAGTATTTAGCCGAAAAGATGCAGAACAGTTTGACAACATGGAATGGAGTGGAAAAATACCTGGCATAAAGTTCATAGTTCAAAAGGGCGGTTATCAATGCAGACACGAGTTAATGTGGATCACAAAAGAGGCTGCAAAAAGAAAAGGTTATCCGGTTGCTGATGGTGATGAGGGTACACAAATGCCAAAGATAAGCAAACAACAGGAGTTAAAGGATAAAAAGAAAATCTTAAAATCTGTATGAAGTTCACGGTAATAATGCAATCTTTAATTTCCGAATATCCTAATTCAGCACGGAATAAGGAAACAAAACTTTTGAGGGCTGTTAATTCTGTTTTATCACAAACATTTCAGGATTTTGAATTGATAATCATTGCGGATAACTGCCAGAAAACAGTAGATATTATTCAACAAAACTACGATTTATCCGAGCAGTTGAGATTGATAAACAACAAACGAGAACGGACAAAAGCGTGGAGTGCAGAATGTAGGAACGTAGGAATTGAAAAGGCAACAGGCAAATACATACTTTATCTCGATATTGACGATTACTACAATGCGGAATACTTACAGGAACTTGACGACATGATAACGAATAAAAACCTGTACTTTGTCGATGATATAGTTTTCAATAAAGACGTTCCAGTACAAAGGCGGTGCAATATTAAGCCGTTTATGTGCGGAACCTCAAACATCATTCATAAAAAAGGGCGTTCACGGTGGGCGAATGTAGCGAGATACGGGCATGAGGATTGGCAGTTCATACAGTCGCTGATTAACGAGTACAAAGATTACGAACAGTTAAACATTGCCGGGTATGTAGTTGCTCACATACCTGGGAAATACGACAGATAGATGATACATCAAAAGAATAATACAACGGAATACAACCGTTATCCCGACTACATTTTAACAGGCGATGGCATAGAAAAACAATATCAAAACAGGTTTAAATGATAATCAACATTTACACATCTTTAAACGGAGTTGGATTAGAGCAAGACGCCAATATTTTAAAAGGCGTACTGAACAAACATACCTGTTATGTACTTGACTACATAAAACGCCAAAGGGCGCACACACAAGGAGATTATGCACTACATTTGGAGATTCCTCGTTACGATGAGATAGCGAAAAACCATATCAATATTTTGATTCCGAATGCGGAGTGGTTTGATGTGAAATGGATACAACAAATTAAAAAGTTTGATGCCGTATTTTGTAAGACACACCACGCTGTGGAGGTGTTTAAAAGATTCCACTATAACTGCATTTATACTGGATTTACAAGTAATGATTTATACGATGAGCAGATAACAAAGGATAAAAGATTATTACATATTGAAGGTAAGTCAATGCTGAAAAATACCGATGCTTTGATAACAGCATACCAGATGAATCCTGAACTTCAAAAGTGTTATGCCATAAGTTCGAGAAGCAAAGGAAAGTACAATGGTTTAAAGTTCTTTGAGCGGTTGCCATTTGACAAATTAAAAGTGCTGTTAAACGCCTGTTTGATTCATATCTGCCCATCAATGTACGAGGGTTTTGGGCATTACATTAACGAAGCACGAAGCACAGGAGCCGTAATAATAACAACTGACCGACCACCTATGAATGAATTTATCACAGACAAAAGATTTTTAGTTGAGGGGCAAAGGGCAAGGCTGCATAATTTAGTTCCGCTATTCAAAGTTAATCCTATTGATTTGGCAAACAAGATTCACGATGCTTGCAATATGGAATATTCAGAACTTATTGAGATAGGAAAACAGAACAGAGAAAAATATTTACAATTGGATATTGTATTTAAAGAAAATTTGCTTAAATTTGTAAAATAATTCTAAAACACGGCAAAAATGAAAACAATAGTAATTACAAAAAGCGACATTTTAAGCGCATTAGCATTTTGCGCAATAAAACAATCACCTTATAATTATCCGCATGATTTAACGGATGTATTAAATGATGTTAATAATTATATTGATAGTTCTAATTTTTTCAAAACGTCTGAAAAAAAACAAACATTATCATATAGACAAGTTGATATTGAACTTGTAAAAAATCTTATAAAAGATTGTATTTTCAAAACATCAGCATCAAAATGGAATATAACAAAAGTCGAATTGGATAACGGAATTGAAAAACATGACGACCCAAAACGTAGTGTGAAATTTGCATTTGTAGACAGATATGGTTCATATCAAAAAGCAGACAATGATTTTATAGACTTGGATGCACTTGAACAAAATGTAAAGTGTATGGTATTAAATGAAAATGCTGATTATATTGAAGAAAAAAACACAAATGAAAAAATTTAAAATATTCATATTCACATTGATTTCCTACTTGGTTCAATTTAAGAACTGGGTTGTCTTTAAAATGAGTTATTATTCAACGAAATAGATATGTACGCATTCTGGGCCTGTAAAGACATTGGTAATTTTGGCGATATGGTTACGCCGTATATTCTTGAAAAATTGGGGCAATCCGTAGAATTTAGTTGGATGCAGGGCATAGCATTAGACGGTTCCGTTTTGGGAGTTGTAAAGCCGGATATGTACGTTTACGGGGCTGGTTTTATGAATGTAACCGACAAGTGCGAAAGTGAGCATATAAAATACGTTAGGGGTTATTTGTCAAAGGAACTTTTGAGAATATCGGGTCATGATATATCGAATGTAAAAGTACATATTCCTGCATTTTGTTTAGCTGAATTTATACAGGATAAAAAACCGACAAAAGACAAAGACTATGTGTTTCACTACATTGATTATTCTGATTTTGGTATTGATGTCAGGCAGCCCGTGGAAAAAGTAGTTAACCAGATTTTAGACTGTAAAAATATAATCACATCATCATTACACGCTTATATCGTTGCCCGTATGTATGGCAGGGGTGCTGCGTTGATAAAAACAAAACAAACCATTGCGGGCGATGGAATGAAGTATGTGGATGCTTTTTCATGTTGGGGTGAAAAATCGTATATCCCGATGGATATTAAAAACGACACAGGAATTGAAAACGAATTAAAAAGAACTTACGGAAATCCAATAAAATTCAGTAATAAAGAGTATTTAAAAGACCTAAACGATTATATATGTCAGTTGTAGTAATTCCAGTTTTTAGTAGGCCTGATTTCCTTGAGGTTTGCCTTGACCACATTTGCAAAGCGGATGAGTTCGACAGGCATAAGTATTTATTCTGTTTAGATTATGGTTATGATCCTAAAGTGATAAAGATAATAAATAAATATCCGTTAATGGCAGCAGCAATGAAAGTTCCCGACAATCATTTAAAAGATGGCAAACAGTCGCATAATGTAATTAACGGATTGGTAACGGCTGCGGAGTTATCCGATGACAAGGTGTACTATATTGAAGACGATTGCCTGGTAGCAAAAGATTTTTTCACGTTCACCGGTGGCGTGGTAGAAAAAGAGGATGTTTACTGCTGCATTGCTTCGTTATCCGACAGACCAACGATAAAGGCAATTAATGATGAAGATTGCTATTATGTTAAAGAAAACGATAACGATTACAGGGGCATAGGAGTTTGTTTTTCCACCGATAAGATTAAGAGGTTTTTGCAACCACATCACGATATGAGATATTACAGGAACATCAAAGGTTACTGCCTGCGGTACTTTCCAGACAGCGTATTAAAGGGGCAATGGACTGAACAGGATGGACTGCAAAGAAGAATAATCGAAAAAAATAAATTAAAAGTTGCATTCAGTTCAGTACCCAGGTGTTTCCATGCAGGTTTTTATGGTTATCACAGGAGCGTTAAAGTAGCTTACGATGTACTTTCACATGAAGACAAAGTAAAATTTATTTATGACCACGTTTTTGACTTGGAAAAGGTAAAATCAATCAGTAATAATACAGATTGGATTTCAGACAGCATACCTGTAAATTTGAACACAAAACACAATAAAATTATTAACCAAAATTCATTACAATGATTAAAGTAATTGATTCATTAGGCGAGGTTCATACCATACCTGAAGCACTTTGGGAACGTTTAAAAGTAATGCCAAAATGTAAATTTAGACTTGCCGACATTCCCATACCAAAAGAGGTTGTCGAATTTAAACCAACTCCTGCAATAAAAAACGAAGTTGAACAGCTTATTGAAAAAAAATGCTGTAAAGAGGGTTGCGACAATGTTATTAAAAATCCCGGTGAAATAATTAATATTGAGGTAATAGATACTGGTGAAGAAGTAAGATATCCGACAGCAAAAGAATTATTACCTGAATTAAATAAAAAAGATGTTAAACCAAAAAACAAAGTTGGAAGGAAGAAAAAATGAGTTACCTTTTAAGAAACAAAAAGACCGGCCTTGAATATTGGGTTGAGCAGGAAACACTCGACCAGATAACCGACCTTAAAATGTGGGGTACTTACGAGCGTATAAACCCCACCAACGCAAAGAAAATCGATAAACCAACGGTAGTACCAAATGAGGTTATCGAATTCATAAAACAAAAACAGGAAACAAAAGCAGAGCCGGACAATAAACCAAAATATAAATCTAAAAAAAAGTAAAATCATGGCAGAAACAGACAGTGAAAAATTAGCCGTTTTAATGAGCTTTATCACAAAAGCATACAATAAGACTGAAACGGAATTAAATGAGTTAATAGAGGATGAAACAGGCATTAAGGATGATGCCTTTGAGAACCTGTTAACCATTGACAGTTCAAAGGTAAAAAAACTCAAAGGTGATGGGCAGTTAATGTTCGATAAAGGTTATCAAAAAGCTGAAGCAGAAGTTAAATCAAGGGTTGAAAAAGCGTTCAAAGAAAAAACCGGATTTAATGATGATGCCGACAGCTTTGAGGAGTTGTTGGATAAATACGTTGAACAACAGACAAAGAATCCGAAAAAGTCAGCATTAACCGATGACGACGTGAAAAAACATCCAGCATATTTGGCACTTGAAAAAGAACGGGTACCGAAAGCGGACTTTGAAAAAGTAAAGGCCGAGTTTGAGGATTACAAAGCCAGGGTTTCCAGAAACGAAAAAATGAATTCCATAAAATCAAAGGTGCTCAATAAATTCAACACGTTTCAGATTGAGCAAATCGAAAACCCGATAGTAAAAGCAAAAAGAATCGACCTGTTTTTAAAGGAGTTTGATGCCTATGATTACGAAATGGATGGGGATAATGTAATTATCATAAAAGATGGTAAAAGACTTGAAGACGATCACGGGAATTTGGTGCAGTTTGATAAGTTCATTGAAAACACCGCACAGGAACATTTTGTATTTTTAAAGCAGTCGCCAAAGGGTAGTGCCGGAAACGGAAACTCCGACGTTAAAACAACTCCTGCAGGAACAGTAACTATTAAAGATGAAGCCCACTATGCAGAGTTAATGGCTGAAATTGATGCAAGACAGGCAGCAGAAAAAGACCCGGCAAAGGTTATCGAGATACGTAAGGAGCGTGTGAAACTTGGTGAAACGTGGATGAACCAAAATAAAAAATAAGTCCATTTCTGACGATGTATAAAATTAGCCTGTTTATAAAGACAGGCTTTTTTTTTAAAAAAACTTGCATAATCTAAAAAATTAAACTATCTTTGTGGCAATCTCACAAAACCTGAGTTGCCATTTTCTCTTTAAATGGATGATAAGGTGCCGGAACCTCAAACCGGATGCAGTTTGCAGGACACTTCAACCTGATGCAAAACCAAATCATTTATTAATTAAAATTTAAGGAGAAAATATCATATGAGTACAACATCAGGGGTTTTTTCAGAAACCACACTATTAAACATCCGCTCAAAAGTTGATGCGATGATGTTCGGAGATCGCACGTCGCTCCAATATAAAGCACGTGTCAATGCTTTTACGGAAACAATGCCAAAGATTATGACGGCAAACGTAACACCGTTCAAAGATAAAAAGAAAAACAACAAAGTTGAAGTTGAATGGATGAACGCCTGTGAAATCGTAGATCAGGCATGTACTACCTGTTCCGTTGGTGGTGCCGAACTTTCAACAAATACCGAAGTTTACGAATTAACACAATGCCGGGAAGTGCCTTTCACAGTTAACCGTGAGGATTTTCAAACCAACGATTTTGGTTATGAGGAAGCTGTTGCAAAGGGACTTTTAACAGCCGACAAACTGTTATCGGAATATGTCGTACAGCAGTACCTGACATTCCTGTTTAATTCAATGGGTGTAAATCAGATGCCATCATTTATAGGCGACATTGGAACAGTTGCAGGACATACCACGAATATTGCCACCGCCGACTGGGATGCTGAAGCAGTAAATTATATTACAAAAGTTACCGATTATAACCAGTTTACCAATCCTGTTAACTTATCCGGTAATTTACTTTACAACAGCCTGAAACAAATGCAGTTCCTTGACCAGAACCTTATGGCAAAAGGATATTTGGATATGATTAAAGCTGGTAATATTACTTGGGATGTGTTCAATATGCAGAAAGCAGGACTTTCGGATTATTTATTCTCAATTTCCACAGGTGCTATTGCATGGGCTTCAAAAGCATATTACGGCCCTGGCATTGAAGACTATGGAAAAGAGGGTAAAAAATGGAGCATTAACTCACAGTTTATTCCCGGATTAGTTCTGGAAGTTCATTACAACAATGATTGCGTTAATGATTTCATCAAAGAAAATTATAACGTGAAAATCCGCTTTGATTTCTGGCTTAATCCAGCCGGATGCGAAGCTGATAATACAGGTGTGTTGTCATTCCACAGAGTATAAAGATGCCGTGATGATGATTGGGGAAAGCCGCAGGTGAGTACCCTTTCATTATTTGTAAAACCAAAAACCATGAGTGAAATAGTACCGATAAATCCGTGTTTTGATGACATTATAGGTTTAAGCCGTATAGATTGCGGATGTTTTGAAGACAACCTTTATATGACATCCACATCAACTCTTTATTTGGACGAAGGTGAGGGGCTTAATTTAAGAACAATAGACAGCATAAAGAATTGCGACAATGCAAACGATTTATGGCTACTTATGGACACGGCACGAAATAACGGAATAAGTAGATTTATTTCCGATACAAACATTGCCCTTATTCAGAAATACGCACCACAAAGAGCGAACTACAAAGGAACAATAGGTGAACAAACGTACAAGCATAATAGGGGTTTGAATTACGACTATGCAGGGGTAAGATTCCATACTGCCAATGTAGTTGGTGGGTTTATGAAGCTGACTAACATTAAAACTATTTTTTCAGGTACTGATACTTTCAATTTGTTCATCTACAATAATCTTAATGAGTTACTTTATACGGTAAGTGTAAATAGCACATCAAATTCTGTAACTAACAACCTTGTTAATATTACATTGCCTTTATGGGACAAACGTACGCAGGAACTTGAATACATCTTTATTTATCAGTACGATTCATTAAACCAGCCAAAAGATAATCAGTTATCATGTAACTGTGGCGGTGTTTCATATCCTTTCAACTGTGATTATCCTTACTTCCACAGTCCAAGCAATAAGATGAAAGGTTGGAGCAAATGGCTGATGCCCGGAAATATTGAAACTGACACTTTAGATTTCACCGATTTAGAAAGTACAGCCGGAAACTTTATGAACGGGTTAGCTTTTGACGTTTCGTTTTGGTGTGATTTGAGCCGGCAATTTTGTTTTGACGAAGCGGATTTGAACGACAGGCAATTTATATCCGTTGCCTACGCTATACAGCACATTTCAGCATATTATCTTTGCACTCAAATTTTAACCTCGCCAAATATAAACCGTTACACGATGATAAACCACGAGCAGTTGAATGCCCTGCGGCAGTTACACGAGGCGAAATACAAGGAGTTGATTACTTATTTAGTGGAAACCACCGACATCACAAACACCGACTGTTTAACTTGTAAGAATAACATAAGAATAGGAAAATCGCTGTTATGACATTAGAACAATTCATATCCAATATTGACACGCTAAAAAAATACCTTGTTGAAGACTTTAACAAGGATGTTATGCTTTTGGCTGGCAATGATATGGTTGCTGATGTAAAAGACAGGGTACAGTCAACAGGTAAACTAACAGACGGAACAACTCGGAAATATTCAACACGTGGGTTTGTTTTCAAAACAAAAGATTTCCTGCAAAAGTCGGCTATTCCAAAAACAAAAGGCGGTGGCGTTCCGGTAGAGGTATTTTTAAAAGGCGGTTATGAAGAGTTTAGGCGCATACAGGGATTGCAGACTGATTATAAAGATTATAATTATACGGGCGAAATGTGGCGAAATACAAAAGTTTTAAAAGAAAAAACAGACAGTAAATTCGTTTACATTGGCGGGACAACTCCAATGGCTCAAAATAAGATTAATCTAAACAGCAAAAGAGATGGGCAGCCTATCACAATGCCGAACCAGGAAGAAATTGAAATACAAACAGCATTTATAAGAGATAAATTAATTGAACGTATAAATACTTTGCTCAATGTGTAAATGTAACAAACCAAAACCAACACCTGTAAAAAGATGACTGATTTTTTCGTAACCGCATTATTATTAATTGCCGGGGCGTTTATCGTTTCCGTTTGCGCTTGGGTATATGCCGAAATACTTACCGACAACGGAATGTTGTTAAATAGGGTTTTTAACGTGATTAACGAACGTTTACCGAGTTGGATAAGTAAACCTATTATAACGTGTGTTTTTTGCGTTGGGGGGCAGATGGCGTTATGGCTTTATTTATTCCTTGTTTGGAAGTTTCCAGAACTGCATTATAATTTACTTCATCACATAATTTTTATATCATTCACTATTTTTTACATAAAAATAATAGACAAATCATGGCAGAATTAAGACACATCGACTTTCAAAAAGGAGAGTTGAAAACAGACAAACACACCTATACGATAGCAAAGAGCATAAGTGTAGAGAAGTATCAGGAATTTGAACTCCTGCAATGTCAGGTGGCATACGGGTATTCCTTTGAGGAAATAAACCGGATATTAATTGCAGCCATAGGACATCTGAATAAGGCAGATTTCGTACAGGCGGCTGTTGTATTGGATAACCTACGGAATAGCATTGACAAAGGAATTGAAAAAAGAGAATCGCCTATTATACGGTTGTGTATGCTGTTCCTGATACGTGAAGATGAAAATGAACGAGAATACAGCGAGGCGTTTCATAAAGAAAAGTATAACGATGTAACAAGTTCGGGGGTGGATTACAAGGATTTTTTTTCGCTTGCAATGAACATATTGCCGGGTTTGTTGCAGGCTTACAAAGAGATTTCCCAAGCTACTATGAGCGAGACGGCAAAACTGATAAACGAGTTGACAGCTACCGAAAAAGAGAAATCGAAATAAAGCAATTTTGGACAAAACTAATAATAGATATGGCAAAAGCAACGGGACAAAGTTTTTCAGAATTAAAGAGATTGTCGATTCACGAATTTTTGATGATTTATACACAATTAGTAAAAGATAATAAGTAATGCCGGAACCTGTAATAATTAAAGTAGGCGCAGATTTAAGCGAGTTAACGGCTAAATTGGAATCCATACAGTCGCAACTCGATGAGCTGAAAGGTACTGCCAGACAGCCAGGAGAGGAGTTAAAGAAATCATTTACCGGAGCCACAGGTGCAATGAATGAGGTTAAGATGTCGGCAAAACAGCTTGATACCGAAATTAGAGCAGTTAATGAAAGTTTAAAAAAGACAAATGATCCCAAGGCGATAGCCGCATTAAAAGAGTACAGGCAGGAACTTATTGCAGAGGAGGCGCAGCTTGGAAAGACTACGCAGAAGTTTGAATCCATGCGTGGTAAGATAATGGACATCAAAAATGAACTTTTTAAATTAAGAGCAGAGGGGAAACAGGGAACGCAAAGATTTCAGGAGTTAACCGTTGAGTTGGCTCGTCTTGGAAACATGAAAGACGATATTAACGAACTTGGGAAGGCTTTGTCATCCGATACCCGATATATTGACGGTATGATTCAGGGCGTTCAGGGTTTAGTCGGTGCGTTCAGTATTTTTCAGGGTGTTCAAATGCTTGTCGGTTCTGAAAATAAAGAGTTTCAACAGGCCATGATGAAAATGATGGCCACGATGCAAATTTTGAACGGTGTGCAGCAGGTGGCTAATATTTTGCAAAAGGAGTCGGCATTAATGCAAACTATAAATGCCGCAAAAACCAAATTACTTGCAATAGCGACAGGTGCTGCAACGACAACTCAATTGTCTTTAAATGCGGCAATGTTGGCCAATCCAATAGGAATTGTTATTGCGGCGGTTGCTGCATTGGCAGCAGGTTTAATTTATTTTGCAAGGAAATCCGATAACGCTGCTGTTGCTCAACGCAATTTTAACGAATCATTAAAAGAAACTGATAAACTAACAAAAAATTTATCTGAATCAATGGATGAATATATCCATCAAAGAAAAATTCAGGGTGCATCAGAAGAGGAATTAATCCAATTACAAATTGATAAACTAAAAGAATTTGCAATAATACAGCATACAGCATTAAAAAAACAATTATGGAATCTTGAAGGATTAACGGCGGCAGAAAAAGTAGAAGTTCAGAAAAAAATTGATAATTGGGCTAATTTAACCGATGCACAAAAAGCCGAATTGAGCAAACAATTTGGCAATATGAAAAATCTTACAGACGAACAAAAAGATGAATTAAAAAAAAGAAATGAAAACTTAGCAAAAACTAATGAAGAAATCGTACAATTAGAGCGCAAAAAAGATGAAATACTTGCAGCGCAGAATAAAGAAGCGGAGAGGTTGCGCATTGAAAATATGGAAGAAGGATTGGCAAAAGAAATTGCCAGAATAAAGGCTGATGAAATGGATAAGCTCGCAGCGGCCGGAAGTAATGGAAAATTAAGAAAAGAAATAATTGCAAATGCTGAAAAAAAGATACGTGAAGTTAGAAAAAAATATGCAGATGAGGCAAAAAAAGATAGGGAAAATAAAGACAAAGAAAGGAGTCAAGCATTAGCGAAGCGTCTTGAGAATGAAAAAAAGTTCGAGCAAGACATGGCCGATCTTAAGAAAAGAATGAATGAAAAACGAAAAATTTTGCCCGACTTTGAAGCGGAAAACTTAAAAAATAAAATTGCAGAACAGAAGCAATATAACGACTTTGTTTTAGAAAACGATAAAGCATTATTAGATGAAAAAGAAAAAGCGGCTAAAAGTAATGCAGAGATATTATATTTAGAAGACTTTGCAAATTCAAAATCATTAAGAAATAGGGAAGAAGCGTGGAAAAAATATCAGGCTAATATTGAAAAAATTGAAAAAGAATATAATGAAAAAAGGTCAAAGGCAAATGAGTCGTGGTTTAAAAAAAACAAAGAGGATATTGAAAAAATCATACAATATACACAAAGTGCATTAATAGGTGCTATCGACTATTATCTTAAATTTGAACAGCAGCAATCAGACCAGCAATTAAGCGGAATTGATAAGGTTTATAACACAAGAGTTGAAAAATTACAATCTGCATTAGATAAAGGATTGATTTCGCAGGAAAAGTTTAACAAAGAATCTGAAAAATTAGAAAAAGACAAGACTGCAAAGGAACGGAAAATAAGGCGTGAAGCGTGGGAAAAAGAAAAAAAAGCGGCGTTGGCAAAGGCCGCAATTAATACTGCTCTTGGTGTCGTTTCTTCATTGTCCGGCCCACCAATATACAAATGGATTGAAGTGGGGTTAGTAATTGCCGCTGGGGCGGCAGAAATGGCATTAATAGGTAAACAACAAAACCCATATCGTAAAGGAACAGCCCAAATATTAAGCGGTAACTCACACGAAGGCGGTGGTATATCTTTGGGGCAATTTGGAACAGCCGAAGGTGGCGAAATGCTTGGAATCCTGTCAAAGAAAAACACAAAGAGATTTGGCAAACCTATGCTTGAGTTGTTCGATGGTATCAACAAAGGCAACGACAGCAAAATGTTAAAAGGTTTGAGTGGTTTAGTAATTAGCGCAATGCCGGAAATCAAGCAGGGCAATCAAGTTGTAAACGTACCGAAACAACCGGAATTATCGGAAATGCTGCAAATAATGAAAAAACCACAGGAAACAGTAACAGTAATAGGTAACAAAAAGATTATCAAACAAGGAAATTATACAAGAATTGTACACATATAAACTTAAATATTATCCGGGTGCTATTCAGGGGAAAGGCAACGATCCTGCTACGATGATAGAACACAGTATCAAGCCGTTGGTGGAAGGTTCGTTATCAAGAGAGATGCAGGGGTATAGGAAACGTATCAAATTTGAGGGCAAAATAAGCCTTATAGACAACAAAAAAGAGGGTTGCAATGATTATACACTATTCAAGCAAATAGAGGCGTTAAACGCAGGGAAAACGATATACATCGATATTTCAGAGGGTAGCACAATATTCACAGGTTATTTTTATCCGTTTAACTGCACAGTCAATGACGATAATTGTACCGTTGAATTACCAGAATTGATGCCTGTTGACGAATATACCGTGTTTGATGAGTATGGTGATATAAAATTCAATCTTATTGATGAAATACCGCCATATACGCAGGTTAACATTAATGAGCCTGTAAGAATGGAATATTATGTAAGTGAGCGAGATTATGATTATGTAACTATGCCTAACGGTTATCCACATCAATGGGTTTCACCGTCGCCTGGTAACTTTTCGACTATTGCCTATATTGGTATGCCTTATGAAGTAGGATTAGGTCAAGGTTTAGACTGGCATCCATCATATGGACAATATATTTTATTTTCAAGTTGGCAATTAAGATTTATGCCAACAGTATTTCCTTATGGAGCTGTTAATACACCAGCAAGGGATGCGTTAGTGGCTTTATGTAGGATTGTAAAAAATGAAATTAAAATATTATCACAAAATCAATACCCATATTATACAATAAATACAAAAACAACCTGGGCGTTAGAGGTTAATTATTCTGCATACAATCCAGCAACAGGACAGCCACAAATGCCAACAGGAAGCGGTTGGACACTATTAGAGGCAGGAGTTATTATTCATGGCGTACCTCATTCTAAATGGGGCCGTATCCCTTTTTATGATAAGTATATTGTTGACGATAACGAACAGACGTATATTTATGCCTTATCAAATTCTGTTGCTTATGATTATTTTGAATATTCCTTGGTTAATCCATACAGTGGTAGCTATTACAGCCTTTACAACACTACGATAGCCTACCGTGGTAGACCATTAGTAAACGTCATTCAGTTTTTCGCTAACAAAATGGGGTTAAATGCAACAACTTCACAATTTTTTTACAGTACTTTAAACCCGATAACAGGCGAACCAAATCAATATTACACACTCCATACTGTCAAGGATATTGCAGAGCCGACAGCCCCTGACGCCTCACCTTTAATGGAGATGTCTTGGAATGACTTAATGAGTAGCTTACAGGCTCATTTTCCTGTTGATTGGGTTATGAATAACGGAATGCTTACTATCGAGCATCAAAAATATTTTGAAAACGGTGGTAGCTATGTAAGTGATATTAATTTAATTTCTGATGTCCGTTGGTTGCAAAATAATTCAATAGGAAAACAGCAGATTATTAGAACTAACAATTACACCTACGATCAAGGCAATATTTTTAATATTGAAACATTTAACACAAATCAGTTTGTAACAGAAGAATTTAAACCGTTATCAATTTTATACGGAATTTTTACCAAAGAGAAAAAAGAAATAAACTATAATTCACGATTTATAACTGATGCCGGTGGTATATTTACATCACCGGGTACTTTTCCTAATGATGCTATTGTCTTGCTTGCAGCGAAATACATAGAGGTAAGCCCAAATAACTTTCAGTGGGAGTGTGAAGCCGAACAAGATTATTTATCACAATTAACTGTTTGTAACGGTCATTTATCACCTGCAAATCTTATAACTCGTTACTGGATGGATTTCAGGCAGTTCCTGACAGGAAATTTTGAACAGAATAATATAACTTTTAATTCAGAAACGAAAAAAAAGTTACAAAAAATTAGTATATCTGACTGTAATGTTGTATATTTGCAAACGAATAATCTTATCAAAACCAATTTAGGAATTGGTAAAATTATTTCTTCACGGCACAACTTACTTAAGAAGACAACTGAACTAACAATATTGATAGGTTATGCCGAACATTGATTCAACCATAATACAGCCTTTACGATGGTACGATAGTATCACAAAGCAGAATTTTCGCAGGGCGTGGGTTAAAAATGGTTTGCGCAAGTTCAACGTCATTATCAATCCTATCAATTCTATTATTCCTTTTCAGATCAGGCGTTATCACTCGTTACTTCCAATCACAAAGTTAGACTTATACGATGCGGAAACCGATGTTTTCCATGAAGACATTTTAACCAAGTTGACAGCCCCAGTAAATAATCATTTGAAGGTTTATCAAATGGGCCTTGTTGACAATATAGTATTTAACCAAGTGGCAGCGTTTACAAGCGATTTAGACGGCGGTTATTATTACTTGCATTGTTCCGATGGTAGCAAGAACTTTTATTCAGAAGTGTTTTATGCTGATTGCAATTTCAAACCGCAAACAGTTGACAATGCTATTGAGATAGACGGCCATCACATCATTGGAGATCACTTTATTTCTGTTGACGACAACAAAGGCGAACTTTTAGAATTATCAAACTTACCATATTAATATGAGACCTTACCAATTACCAGATACAGCAACACCAGTAGACGAGACATTTACCGTAATGGTTGATGATTCGAGTTTGGCTACACCTGAAAAGCTAACTATAACGGATTTAACGGCACAATCTGAGGCACGTGCAACAGCCGTTGCCAATGGTGCGATAACAGGCTCTGGTTTGGATGCAGGAACAGGAGCTTATACGCCTGATGACACCACGAATTATATCCGTACCGCTGATTTCGTTACGGCGGGGTTAACAGCAAGTTTGTTCAATGCGGATAAGTTATTGGATTTGAAAATTAAGCAAACTCAAAATATCGGAAGTAAATACTATACTGTTACGTTAACGAGTTCGCAGATATTGAATTTAAAGGCCACACCTGTAATGGTTTTGCCAAGTCCTGGGGCTGGGTATTTCAACCATGTTAAAAGGATGTTTTATAAATTGAACTTTATGACTACGGCTTATACATTGCCAGGAATTGGAACATTTGAATTATATTATGATTCGGGGACATGCCCATTAATCCAAATAGAAAATTATTTTTTAGAAGGAACGGCAACGGAAATAAGTTATAATAACGCTGGCGGGCAATGCGAAATTTTTGCAAATGAAGCAATTTACCTAAAAAGTACTTTTGCGAGTGAGTTAACCAATGGAGACAGCACATTATCTTTAATCATCGAATACGAAACACTTGCTGATTTTTCAGTAATTTCAACACCTCCGGTACAGGCAAATTGTTTACAGTATTTTTCAGGAACATTTGTAAATGCTGATTTAACTGCACTTGGTAATTTAGAAATAACCCACAATCTTAACTCCGATGATATTGCAAGCCTTGTTATAATTGACAATACAGGTACTGCCGTTGCGGTTACTTTTGCACTTGGTGATGAAACAGGAGCAAACACATTAAATGTTATTACAGTACCTATTGGATTGGGTATTGCTGGTACTTGGACTTATGCATTAATAGTTAATATTTGCTAAATGGCATATTTAAAGTTAGAATATTGGAATTCTTGCGACATAGGCGGTTTGCTATACCAGACAGGGTACAAGAATATTATGTATTTGAATGTTGACGTAGGTAAACCAGTATTTGAAACTATTGAAGAAGGTCAAGAAGATGGCGATAAAAACTTTGTATCTTTTTATACGAAAATGGTAAAAAAATATAAGATAGAAACCATATTGCCGGAATACCAGTTCGATGTTATCAATTTTGCATCAATACACGATTATAAGCAGATTACGCTGAATAATGGCGAAAGTTCACGGTGCTTGACATTCCAAGTGGAAAACAAAGGATGGGATAATAACGGTGCTGATGTTCAAGTTGAAATTTCATTTTCTGTGGATTATATCACGAAAACAAATTGCTGTAATGATAAGATAGAATTGAGCAGGTGCGCTACGTGCGAGAAAACAATATCGGGTATGTGGGCTACAACAAGCCTGCAATATACTGATCCGTTCAATACGATGGTGCTACCTAACCGTTATTATATGATTTACGACACCATAACAGGCCAATCAACGCTGATGTATCTAACCACAAAGGATATACCGTGGCGCATACCTGATACACAATGGAACTACGTTTGTTTTGGAGCGTACAAATGGTATCTTGATAACTCCGGGCATTACAGGATATATCAGTACTTAGAATCGACGTTAACAGGATTGGTAGTTAATAACGTATGCCAATGTTTGCCGAACACATGGGCGCAATTGTATGTAAGTGATAATGGAGGTGCTTATGTGGTAAGCGGTGCGCCTGTATATATGAGTACGGCCATGAGCAACGGCATAAACCATACTGTTATCAGCGGCCACAATTACAAGTTTAAGTTTTATATGTTTAACAATAATTGCACATACGGATATTCTAATGAGGTAACCGTAATAGTGCCATAAAGATATGGTTTTGTGAGAGAAACCAATTAAAGAAAGGAAAAAAAGATGTCAGTAAACAAAACACCAACGTGTCCGACAGATTGCAACTCCTTGTTGCCGAGCGATCATTATGACTTCTGTAAACCGACCTTAAACTTCGGTGAGATCGAGATGATTTATTTAGCACCTGGAAATGCAGAATGTTTTAGCGATTGGACATTACCAACAGAGTGGCTGGCGAGGATTTCTGATACAGCCGTTGGCATTAACTACATACGCAGGTTTGCGGTTGTAGGAGATCAACCCGCAGCAAGTAATGATGAAATTCTTATCAGCCTTGGGCGTAAGGTATTCACACCAAAAACATTTACTCTAAATTTGGATTTGGATGATACCGATTCGCTGAATTATGATTTTTTCAGGACGCTGGAATGCAACCAAGTTGTAAAACTATGGTACAAGGCAGGTACTCAATTATTTGGTGGAAATTGCGGATTGGATGTATCCATTAACGCTAATTACACTATTGAAAGAGGTCGTAAAACCCTGCACAAAATCATTTTCACAGTTACGTGGGAGGATGATTTCAGCCCGGAAAGAGTAACCAGCCCGATTTAATGGATTGGGCGGGGTGCTTCTCGCCCATTCCTTTTTTCTTTGAAATTAATTTAAAAAAAGATATGAAAAATTTTATAATTAATGATATATTCAATAATAAATAATCTTTTGCCGTATTTCACTACGCTGAACTTTGCCGATAGGGTTGCCGGGATTTGTTACCCTGTTGAACTTCCTATATTATCTGAAAACAACACCACGATTATAAAAAGATTTCCGGTTATTGAAAATCAAAATAAATCTCAGTGCGATGGTAACGATTATATTTCATTAATACCTGATGATAGCCTCAAATCATTGATTTATCATGAATTGGTGAGCGACAGGATAGAAGAAGATAACGACAGCTACCAGCAACACGTGGCAACGGTGCGCTTGGTGGCGTGGTTTAACCTGCGCAATATAAACCAATCTTTGACAAACTGTGAACAGTTATTGCAATTAATTAATAACAAAATACCTTTTTCAATGCCTGATTACGGTGCTGCATATCGCATAACCGTAGAAACTGCCGATAAGAGGATAAGAGATAAAAACATTTTTTCACAATGGAATTATTCTGAAAGTGAGAAACAATATTTGATTTTTCCCTTTGATTTCGGCCATATCAATTTACGCATATCGTACAGACTTAATAAGTGTATAAATGATATTGTGATAAATCCTAATGGGTGCAGCGTGTTGAATGTATATCCTTTCGCTGAAATATGCGATAACGGTACGGTTTATGAACTTGAAGCAGGGGATAAATATACTTGCAGCGTTACATCATTTGATAAACGCCACAAATGGCTATCGCCCTACTCTTATAACGGCAAAGCAGCAGCAGGGAGTTTAGAAAGTGATGCTGTGTGGAAAATAGTACGGATAGAAATTGCTGGTGATGGCTCGGTTGTAGAAATCAAGACGCTGAACAACGTAAAATGGAGTGATGTTTTAACTTTAATTTTTTAGATATGAAAAAGTACAGCATAATTATAAACCACATGGGCAACGACAGATACGCCGTAATCATTAAATCTTTTATGCTTAAAGAAGGTGCAGAGGTTGATGTTCACAGCCTGGTGCAACAAGATAAGAGTATTTCAGAGGCTTTGGAAATCGTTAATAAATACGTTGAACAATGGCAGTAGTATATCCCGCAGCGAACGATAATTGGAGTACCGTTGCTAATTGGATGAGTGGCGGTAATCCTTATGGGCAACTTCCGCAGTCAGGCGACATCGTTTGTGCTAACGGTAAGACGGTTACTATTGATATGGATTTGGCGGCTTACACCTTTGACCGCTTGACTACGGTGGCTACATCACCTGCTGCTGCCGGTGGTGGTTTTACCGTTGGCATTAATTGTACTATTAATGCGAATATAACGGCGGGTACAACTACTTGCTTGACCTCAACAGGAATAGGAACTACGTTAGTTATTAATGGAGAAATAAAAGGTGGAGGTAGTAATTATTCTCACGGCATATATTGCACGGCAGCGTGTACGGTAACCATCACAGGCAACGTAACAGGGGGGAGTGGTGGTAGTGCTTACGGCATAGTTTGCACCGCAGCGTGTACGGTAACCATCACAGGCAACGTAACAGGGGGGAGTGGTGGTTCTGCTATCGGCATATATTGCACGGCAGCGTGTACAGTAACCATCACAGGCAACGTAACAGGAGGGAGTAGTTATGGTTCTTCCGGCATATATTGCACCGCAGCGTGTACGGTAACCATCACAGGCAACGTAACAGGGGGGAGTGGTTATGGTTCTTACGGCATAAATTGCAGCGCAGCGTGTACAGTAACCATCACAGGCAACGTAACAGGGGGGAGTGGTGGT